GCTTCAAGGCCGTCCAAGGCGGCTCAATCCCCTCTATGCCTACCGCCGCTCCAGAAGCGCCAGCAGCAAAGGCCGCTCCCCCGTGGGCTAAGAAGTAAGCAAAAAAAAGCCCCCTGCAAGGGGGGCTAGCAACTCAAAAGGAGAGGAGACGGTTAATTATGGCGCAAATTATAGTCAAAGACAAAATCGTTGCAGCAATAGACGCTGCGCACGAGGCTGCGCAAGAACGCCCCAGGCCGCATATGGGGGCATCAATGCTGGGTCATCCGTGTGATCGGTGGCTCTGGCTATCATTCAGGTGGGCTGTGATAGAGAAGTTCCCAGGGCGGATTCTGAGATTGTTCAGACGTGGCCAGAAAGAAGAACAGACGATCATTGAGGATCTAAGATCCGCTGGGATTGTGTTCCAAGAATTGGACGGGCAGGCCAGGGTTGATTTTGGCTCACATGTATCTGGCTCTCTGGACGGAATCATTGAGTCTGGCGTTCCAGATGCACCGAAGGCCAGGCATATCGCAGAGTTCAAGACGCACAGTCTCAAATCTTTCAATGACTTGCTAGGCAAAGGAGTCAGGGAATCAAAACCGATGCATTGGGCTCAGATGCAAGTCTATATGCATGGCACAGGCATCCACCGAGCGTTGTACGTAGCAGTGTGCAAAGACGATGACAGAATTTACACAGAGCGGTTACACTACGATCACAACGCAGCCGAAAAGCTGGTTGATCGAGGCAGACGAATTGCGATAGCAGACAGGATGCCAGAGCCTTTAAGCAGTGACCCCACTTGGTGGGAATGCAAGTTTTGTCCAGCACATGAGTTCTGCCACAAAACAAAACTGACGGAGCAAGTGAATTGTCGTACATGCGCACATTCAACAGCAACCGCGGCAGGGGTTTGGGAGTGTGCGAAGTGGGGCAATGACATCCCCGAGGACTGGCAGCACAAAGGCTGCTCCTCTCACGTCCTGCACCCGGATCTAGTGCCGTGGAAGATGCGGGGCAGTGATGAGAACGGGTGGAGAGCGGTTTATCTAGTGAATGGGCGCGAGGTGGTGAATGGTGAACCTGGGCCCGGGGTGACTAGCAGTGAGCAACTTGTTAAGGGGGTTATATGACAACACTACGAGAGGCAGTGGCGCAAGCACTTGATGCGCTTACAAAAATTCACCCAGCAAATATGAGCTGGGAGACTGGGGATGCGTGGATGAATGCTGTGCAGATTTTGAGAGAGGCATTGGCGCAGCCTGAACCGGAGCCAGCAGCTTGGCTACTTGAGGCCTATGACATCAACGAACATAAAACGTTAAAGCGGCTGGTTTTTGAACGGCCTAATGTCAATCCAGGAATAAGAATCACTCCTTACTATACACACCCACCCCAGCGCAAGCCACTGACGGATGAGGAGATTGACCAACTATCGCGCACGATGGTCAAGGGTGGCAAGTCGGTGAACTGGTTATGCCGAGCAATAGAGCAAGCACACGGGATAGGAGAAACGACATGAGCGTGCGCCAAGAACACAGATACCAAATGCTCGTAATCTCTCATGGGCGTCGTGATACTGATCGTCAACGATTATTAGAGGCCGCGTTTATGGTGCGTGGTCAACGGCAACCAGTAATGCCACCTAAACCAGCCGCAACTCGGCGCGAGGTTCGTAAATGGATGCGGATGCACGCCACGGATTACGAGACCCCAACACAGCTTGCAGAGGCAGCCAACTCAGTTTTTGATCTTCCAGGAGACGGGCTTGATGATGAGACGCACTGGGTTTGGGACGAGGCACTAGATCAGCATGAAAAAGCAACAGGAGAGAAAGAATGAAAGAACAAATTGGGGGTGAGGAATGAATTGGCTACCTAAACATAATGGCAGCTTGCATCTAACGCACAACGATCATAAGAGTGTCTATGAGTCAATACAAGATCATTACGACGCTAAAGACTTTGTATCGCCAGAGGAATACATCAAAGCAATTGACGAGGATAGCGTCTGGGTGTTGCAGTGGTATCCAGAAACTCCTGTTGGGTTTCACATTGTTGCAGCATCATCACTTGAAGCCATAAAAGACGCAATTGAACAAGAGTACGGGATAGGGGGTGAAGAATGAACTTACTTGATTTCTTGAGTGGGGTTTTTTTTGGGCTTGGAATCGGTTTTAGGTTAGGTACATGGATTTACAGCGTGCACCATCGAGCGATCAAAAAAGCTAAGAGGTGAGAAATGAAAGAAGACTCAATAGATCAACTCGCCTGGGAATGCGGCTTCTTGGATGAGGACTTTGAGAAGCTTAGAAAGTTTTCCCGTCTGATCAAGGCCAGGGCGTTCTTAGAAGGTTTTGATGCCGGGATGAATTACCAGCAAGTTTTGAACGACAAGGAGCCGGATAAATGAAACGAATGATTGCATTTGCACTGCTGTTTGCCACACAAGCCCAGGCTGAATCATGGGGAGGCCGCGATAAGTGGCAACACGCGCTTGTTGGGGCTGGCACTGGTGCCGTGTTCGCCAAGGCCACGAATGATTGGCGCTATGGGTGCGCCGCCGCTGCGGCTGTAGGACTGGCCAAGGAGATCTATGACAGTCAGCGACGTGACAGGCACACCCCATCGTTCAAGGATTTTGCCGTTACCGCTGCGGCTGGATGCGGCTCTAGCATTGTCGTTGCACCAAACTATATCGGCTTCAATATCAAATTCTGAGGATCACATGCCAAGACCAGCCCCACCCTGCAACAAAGGCAGAAAAATCATAAAAGTCAACGCGCTGATGATGGCCCAGTTAATGAAGCACCTGATGGAAGGCGATTACACGTGCCAGGAGCTGGCCGAGGAAACGGGCCTGCACTACGTGACCGTTCTTCATTACACCCGCGAGATGTACAGAGAGGGAGTGCTTCACATCTGTAAATGGGACAAGCGGCCAGAATCAAAAGATCCCATTAGGATTTACAAGCTTGGATCAAAGCCTGATGCCAAGAAAAAAATAATGACAGATGTGGAAAAGTCTCAACGGTACCGACAAAAGAAGAAACAACTAAAGTTGGTGCAAATGATGGCAGGAGACTCTACGCTGTTCACCCGGAAACCGAAAGCACAGCAGACACAACAAAAGGAAGCAGCATGAAGATTAAACTAGCACCCCCAAAAATGGATGCATTTGATGAGGATGACATCGCCGTTTTTACGATGGAACTAGTAGATGAGTCTGCCGCCAGCATTGAGATTAGGGCTTGGATTGATAGAGACAATTGGCCGGTGATTCAACAGGCTGTGGCTGATGCTTTGGAAATGATGTTTCCGGAGGGCGGGTAATGCTCCGTGACTACCAGCAGCGCACTATTGACCATCTGTACCAATGGTTCAGAAACGGTAACGAGGGCAATCCTTGTTTAGTGCTTCCGACTGGCTCAGGAAAGAGCCACATCGTCGCGGCTCTGTGCAAGGATGCCCTGCAGAACTGGCCCGAGACCCGGGTTCTGATGCTCACTCATGTGAAAGAGCTGATTGAGCAAAACGCGGAGAAAATGAGACTCCATTGGCCGGGCGCGCCAATGGGTATTTATAGCGCCAGTATCGGCAGAAGGCAACTCGGGGAGCCGATCACTTTTGCAGGCATTCAGTCGGTGAGGGACAAAGCTCATCTGATTGGTCACGTTGATCTGGTCATCATTGATGAGTGCCACCTTGTCGGACACAAGGACGAAGGAGGTTATAGGCGGCTGTTGGCCGAACTAAAGGACATCAACGCCAATCTTCGTGTGGTGGGCCTTACTGCCACCCCCTGGAGGCTTGGACACGGGCTAATCACTGACGCGCCTGCGATCTTCTCCGATCTGATTGAGCCCGTCTCAATTGATGAGCTAGTCAAACGCAAGTTTCTTGCTCCGTTGCGATCAAAGGTAACCGCTGAGCGCCTGGACGTATCAGGAGTTCGCAAGCGTGGCGGGGAGTACATTGAGGCCGAGCTGCAAGCCGCCGTGGACAACGAGGCACAAAACCGAGCGATTGTGCAAGAAGTCATTGCTCGAGCTGGAGACCGTAAAGCGTGGTTGTTCTTCTGCGCCGGTGTCCGACATGCTGAGAATGTGAGAGACGTGCTGCAAAGCTTTGGCATCGTTGCGGAGTGCGTAACAGGGGATACGCCGAAAGCGGAGCGTGAACGCATTTTGACGCTCTACAAAGCCGGGCAAATCAGGGCGCTGACTAACGCGAATGTTCTAACGACAGGGTTTGATTACCCTGATATTGATCTGGTCGCCATGCTGCGCCCGACCATGAGCCCAAGCCTATACGTTCAGATGGCAGGCAGAGGGATGCGCCCTAAGAGCCACACCGACAATTGCCTAGTGCTG